TCAATACCGGTGTTATGTAATATAAAGGTACTGCTTGGATTATTCTTGTTTTCTGTGACATATAGCTGTATACTAACGCCAGTTCTTGTATTGCTCAAGTCTATAGCATGCACAGGTTTCTCGTTATAATCGTCAAGAAGCTGCTTCATAAGCAACTCAGGACTACCCTTAGTACACAGAACCTGTAGCGATACAACTGTGCGAAACATGTCTGGTTTCACTGCCTGCACAGACAGAGAAACTGCTAACAAAAGCGCTCCCAGTAAGGTCTTCATTAGATTCCAAATACTGCTGAAACTTCTGCCTCTGAAAATCCTAGCGCTTCTAGTTTAGATTTCGCGTTGGCTTTGTTTTCAGTAAGCGCGATCTGCTCTGCCGTGGGTTCTGGAGGGGTAGGCTCAACAAATGTGAACACGTTACCGTCCCAAGAACCACCAATACGTGCAGATTCCGTTGCTTCGATTAACTCAGAGTCTGGTATAGAGAGTTCCTTAACACCATCCCAGACAATCATATTGTCAACTACACCACTTTTAACTACTGCATAAGTTGCCATATTATTCTCCTACTTAAATACCATAATCATAATAAACCCGTCTTTCCCGACTCCACCATTACGTTTCCCCGAAGTGCTGATACCACCACCGCCACCGCTGCCGGCTGCTTGCGCAGCGAAAGCGGCCTGTGACGCTGCATTGGCGCCAGCACCTCCGCCACCCCAAAAGGAAGAACCACCTAGTGATGAGCCGTATAGCATTGGCGACCCCATACCGCCTAAAAGAGCTATACCTGTATTTGTTGCGCCTACAGTTCCTGCTGGGCAAACTACTTGCGGTGTGGTGTAATAAGTTCCACCCGGCCCTCCTTTTCCGATAACGGTACTAAACGAAGTTCCACCAGAAACATAGGCAAAACTAGTATCACCACCTGTGCCGCCAGAAGTAGCGGCGCCACTAACCGTTCCTCCTGCACCTATAACAATGGTCGTTGCTTCGCCGCCGCTAACAGGTATCAATGAAATAGTAGTACCTGCGGCAGTACCACCAGCACCCTCTGCGGGCGCGTCAGCGGTAGCACCAGCACCTCCACCGCCCGTTACGAAGACAAGTAATTGTGTTGCCCCTGTAGGTACGGTATACGACTCAGAACCACCCGGCGTTTCATCGAATTTAATCGTATTGAAGCCTGCCATCCCACCCCATGTTAAATTACCAGCACCATCAGATTGAAGAACTTGATCAACCGCTCCACCAGTAACTACATATTGTGTATTAGCTCCAGAAACTTTCTTGCCCGCAGCAATAGTTACATTTGTACCAGTTTGCGTGTCGAGCGTGTTTACTTTAATTGTGCTTGCCATTTAATTTGTCCTCACAAGATGTCAACGTCGCCTTCGATAGTCCAAGTAACACTACCTACAGCTGAGACCCCTATGGGGCCAAGTAGAAATGAATTAGAATCAGAATCAACCGGCGTTGTAAAGTCCGCTGTGAATTCTTTATAGTTTTTATACAGATCACCTTCAGTAGTCAGGTCTGGCGTGCCAGCAGCTACGGTAGCCCAATCGATAGTAGATGCCCCTGATTTCTTTAAGAATTGGCCCGTAGTGCCAGCAGAGGTGGTGTCTAAGGCAGCTACAGCGATACTATCATCTGCAGGTACATTGACACTTAGTTCTTCTCCAGAGACTAAAAGCTGTACATTGTCAACCCCTGTAGGAGGTGCAGTACCGAATGTTATAGTGCTACCAGAAACACTGTAATTCGCTGGATCTTGTCTTACACCATCTATGAATGCTAGTACAGCATTCTTAGTACCAGGAGCCTGACCCAACGCAAAGTCTACAGTATGTGGACCAACGGTATTATTCCCATTATGATTGCTAGCAGAGAAGTTTCCCTTAGGGAATGGTTCGTTTCCTATATATGCCATTATTTAAACCTCAATGTATTCGCCTAGTTCGGACCAGTTTTCAATAGACTCGTGCCAAACATAATCTTTACCATCATCAGGTTTGTCTTGAGGGGCTACCCAAGTCCACGATCCTTTATCTAAGGCCCACGATGGATACGGTTGAGATGCGTAAAATACTTGAGAGTTAGAATCATAATTCCAACCTTTGCCAGCAGAAGAAGATTGCACCCAGTGAGCCGCTTCCATTTCTGTAATTCCGTCAATAAATGATTGATCTGCTACAATCACAGTGGTTACCTTATTGTCTACTACTCTTGCGAAATTTGTCATGCTGTATATGTCCCGCTTCCTGTGAAATTTATTACTTTGTAAAGACCATCAGTTGATATAACGGGTGAACCAGTATATGTGCCAGAGTAGTCAGTAGCGAGCATCCTAAGAATTACGCACCCATCACCACCATCTTTACCAGCACCACCTCCGCCGCCTCGTCCATCTGGAGCAGCCACGTTACCTGCTCCAGCAGAATCACCACCAGCAACAGCATAACCGGCTGATGCATATCCCCCGCCGCCACCTCCTGCTGCATAATTTACGCTCGCTCCAGCAGTATCTGTTATGTTATAATTTAGTCCTGCTCCGCCAACCCCAGGTGTTCCACCGCCAGAAGCATTACCGCCAACAGCCCCAGCGCCTCCTCCTCCACCAGCAGGATACCCACCCGCAACGTAACTAGAAGCACCACCTTGGAATCCTTGACCGGTTGTTCCAGCGCCGCCTGTCCCATAACCGTGACCACCCCCACCACCCGATCCACCAGCTGCGTTATTACCAGCACCACCCCCAACAGCTGTTTTGGCATCTCCGCCGGTGAAATCACCACCAGAAAAAATAGTATCGCTTCCACTAGCTCCTGAGGTTCCACCGGCGCCAAGATTTATGGTGTATACAGTTGCTAACCGCAAAGTTAAAGCAACTCCGTTAGGTGTTTTGGGAGTTTCTGCCCCGTAGTAAAGAAGTCCTCCACCGCCACCGCCACTATTCACTGTCGACGTTGTCCCCGCTCCGCCACCAGCAATTATCAAGAATTCTGAAGTATAAGTTGGAATACCCAACGCAGCTGTTCCCTCGTTAATGCCAGAGGTAGCGATCCACCCTTGAGTAGCATCAATAAAAGTTAGAACAGCACCGCTGCGCTCCTGCTTTAATACTTGCGAATCAGTAGAACCTTTAAGTTTGTCACTCCCTCCCGGAGCAACGAAAAGCGCATTACTGTCAAAAGTTCCTGCATAATCAACAAACTCTACGGTATCGCCTGCTGATCCAACAGGTAAGGTTACTGTAATAACACCCGCCGTTGTATTGCATGGATACCCCTCACCTGCTACAGCAGTAAAGTCACCAGTCTTTACAGATTGCCACGATGTTCCACTAGCTACAGCAGACCAAGTTCCATCTTTTTTCAAGAAAGTATCAGCAGCAGCCGAGGCAGAACCGGCTATTTTTGCAATAGTTACATTATTGTCTAAAATCTTACCTGTAGTCACAGCATCGGTAGCTATATTAGTAGCAATAACCTCGTCCGTTCCTAGCGTTCTTATACCTTCTGTAACTTTAGTTAGTGCCAAAATACGATCCTCTATATTGTTCTGCTATGTATGCCTTAGCGTCTGCTAAACATCTAGGCAGCGTGTCATCTGGTGCTATGCTCATCCATACCACTATAAACGGTATTAAAAACCAATGCGCTATCCTTGCGATTCCAACTATAAAATCCACTAGGTCTCGATGTAATCATCTGGTTCAGACCAGTTTTCGATGGACTCGTACCAAACGTAGTCTTTTCCATCATCAGGTTTATCTTTAGGAGCAACCCAAGTCCACGAATCTTTGTCTAGCGTCCAAGTTGGGTATGGTTGAGATGCATAAAACACTTGGGAGGTAGAATCGTAATTCCAACCCTTACCAGCAGAAGACGATTGTATCCAGTTTGCTGGTTCCATTTCTGTAATTCCATCAACAAACTCTTGATCGGCTACTATTACATCAGTTACCTTGTTATTAAATACTCTTGCGAAATATGTCATGCTGTATATGTCCCGCTTACTGTGAAATTTAGTATCGTGTAGGAACCGTCAGTCGTTACAGCGGGTGAACCTGAAGTCGTGCCGGAGTAATTAGTAGTGAGCATCCTAAGAATAACGCAACCATCACCACCATCTTTGCCTACGCCAGCTCCTCCACCTCTACCATCTGGGGCAGATACGTTACCAGCTCCAGCCGAGTCACCACCAGCAGTGCCGAATTGTGCTTGAGTCCAATTACCCCCTCCGCCTCCTGCTGCATAATTAACACTAGCACCAGTGATTACATAGTCTAATCCTGCTCCGCCATTGCCGGGAGTTGTGCAACCGCCAGCGGCGCCACCAGCAGCACCTGCTCCTCCACCGCCTCCTCCCGGATAACTCGGAGCGCAGTAAGTACCTGAACCCCCGTTATTGCCCTGCCCAGCGGTTCCTCCACCGCCGGCACCAGCACCATGCCCTTTACCACCACCTGAACCACCACCTACAGCATCCCCCTGACCGCCACCGACAGCAGTCTGGGTTACAATACCTGTACCAGAAAAAACAGTATCTGATCCATTTGCAGCGCCAGTACCACCAGCACCAATGTTTACGGTATATACACTTCCTAAAGAAAAAGCAAAAGCAACTCCATTGGGAGTTTTTGGAGTTTCGGCTCCGTAGTAAAGAAGCCCTCCTGCGCCACCCCCGCCGTTGTACAAATTAGCTGTCCCACCCCCGCCTCCAGCAGTTATCAATGCTTCTGTGTCGTAGGTGGGAGTAGACATTGCCGCAGTTCCCTCATTAATTCCAGAACTGGGAACCCACCCTTGAGTAGCATCAACAAAAGTTAGAGCAGCACCGCTGCGTTCCTTAATCATCTCGACAGAAAGAGCTTCGCTCTTGATCTTGTCACCTACTGCTGGGGTAATCATGAAAGGATTAGTATCGAAAGTTCCTGCGTAATCAAGAAACTCTATAGTATCACCCACTGAAGGGGATGTAGGTAAAGTTCCTGTTATTCTTCCAGCAGTGGTATTACATGGATATCCCTCACCAGCTACGGCGGTAAAGTCACCAGTTTTTACAGATTGCCACGATGTTCCACCACCGCCAGCCTCAGCCCAAGTTCCATCCTTCTTCAAGAATGTATCAGCAGCAGCTGTAGCAGAACCTGCTATTTTAGCTATAGTTACATTATTGTCTAATATCTTAGCGGTAGTTATAGCATCAGCAGCAATCTGACCACCAGTCACAGCTATAGCGGCAGACAGGTCAGCGTTTGATACTTGTCCGTCTGTTATAGACGATGATCTGATTTTAGTCGTAGCCATTATTTATGCTGCAACTGGATAGGCTTTTGAGCGATCAGCAACGTGCGCTTGGTAGTCCTCATCCGCTTCAATTTCTGCCCACGCAGAGTCGAGTTCTGCTTGAGTTGGTTGCGTAGCAGGACCATCCCACCTAACGATTTCATGCGGAGTATTGCTTTGGCTTAGGCTATAAGAGTTACCATTTAACCCTAAGTGATTAACTACAAGATGAATATCCATTCTTTTCTCCTACGCGATCTGCATAATTTTAACGGTGGTGTAAGTTTCTACTTCAAAACCTGAGTCGCTTCCCATGCCGTTAGTCGCTGCTGTTAAAGAGCATCGATGCTCGATCTTCAATGTCGCAGTAGCTACGAGAGTTACTAAAGCAGAACCATTGGAAAGAGTTTGGTTCTGAGCGTCACCATAAGCGGAATTAATCCTAGACAGAGAAGATGTACCATACTTAACCACGGCAGCGGATGTTATGTTGTAAAGTCTGGATTTATGGTAATAACAACCAATGCCGGGGCAACTCCAATCTATGTAAAATGTTCCAACAGGCATAACAAAAGTATTTGTTCCGAACGTAATGCCTATCGTGTCGTAGTGTTCAGTTTGTAAATCACGATGCTGCCAAGCGCCAGAAGTAAAAGTTCCACCATCCGTTCCTTGCGTTTTCTGATCAACAAGATAAGCAACCTTTATCGTGCTTCCTGACGCAGGAAATGCTGCCCAACTCAAGGCGCCAGCCCCATCGTTCTGCAATACCTCACTAGCTGATGCATTAGCTACTGGAAGCGTTAACGCATTTAATGCTAAACTTGTTGTTTGCAATTGGTCTACTATGATTTTTGATGCCATGTTTTACTCCTAAAGGATGTTCAATATACCGCTAATGGTCCATTCATAAGAACCTGTAACAGTAATCGGTCCAATGATTGCGGCGTTAATAGATGTAGCAAACGTGCTAGTCGTGTTCACGTCGATAGTGTTCCAGTTCTGGAAGAAGTTATTCGCTGTGGTAATATCGCCAGCGGTTGTACTAGCTACCGTACTCCAAGAAAGTGTACCAACACCATCCGTCTTAAGATACTGCCCAACCGTCCCTGTTCCAGCAGAGATCTTAGGAAGTGTTACCGAGCCATCAGCTGGCGCGATAAGCGTACCAACATCGTTAATGCCTATAGCTTCCCATGTATCTGCAGCTGTAAACGTCCCTGCTGCCAGCGTGATAACCGTAGGTGATCCGCCGATGGTATACAGAGATGTACTCTGCTTAACACCATTCAAGTAGAATAGTAGTGAGTTAGAGTTAGCAGCTGTGAAGTCTAGCGTCACGAAAGTCGGTGTGCCGACTATTGTACCACTATCTCGCTTAACATCACTAGCTTTTAGTTCTACATTACCAATATATGACATTACGCTATAATCTCAAGAACGGACGCGAAAACAGTTAATTTACCAGCAAGATCCGAAGATGTCGCATGCAACCTGTCGTCTTCCAAAAGATTTAATTTCACGCCATCTAGAACCAAGGTCGACCCTGCAGGTACTGAAACATTTTTAGTTATATCAAAGTAAACCGCCGCGGTATTATCATAAACTTCTAATGTTATATTTGCGGCATCTGATGCGTGGGTGTTCGCCACGGTACAGGAGTGAATAACCGCTGTATCTCCAGTAGCATTAGGGCAGGTATATACCAACTGTCTAACATTGTTAGTTAGCGCTTTCGCACCAAATGTAAATTTATTTGTTGCCATATTACCCTCCTAGAGCTATGGCCATGGCTACGGCCGTTCCAGCTGGATCACCAGTAGCGGCTGCTGCTATAGTTATAGTACCAGTGCCTTCTGTAATGGTGATGTTTGTGCCTTCTGTCAACGTAGCTTTGGTTAACGTATTGCTTGTGGTGTTGCCGATCAACAACTGACCGTTAGTGTAACTGGTTTGCCCCGTGCCACCTTTATTCACGGCAAGAGTAGTTATAGTGTCTTGCTTTGCGTTTATCTGCGTCTGTGCATTAGATGTCAACGAATTTATATATTGAAACTCTGCATCTGTTACAGAGCCATCGGCTATCTTTGTCGCGCCTATGCCCGTGCCAATGTATGCATTAGCTATAGCGGTGCCATTCCAAGAACCAGCCGTTACAGCGCCGGCATCGCTTATAAGGAAATTAGAGGTATCCTGCAATAGAGTCCCTGTTGTACTGTCATACCTAGCAACTGCGTTATCTGTAGCAACAACTGGTCCAGTAACATTACCACCACCAGCGGGTGATGCCCAAACGCCATCCCCCCTCCAAAACGTCCCAATCGCTGCAGAAGCCCCACCGTTTAGATGAGCAACTGGTAAACTACCCTGGATGTTAGTTGTTAAGTCAACCTTTCCCCAGACCGGATCTACACCATTAATAGTACGCAATACTTCGCCAGACGAGCCTATCGTTAATACATTCCAATCAGGAGTAGCATCACCAATAAGTATAGCACCTGTAGTGCATGTCAACCCTGCGATCTGGTCTAATTCCGGATCCCACGCTTGCACATCTGTGCCTATAGCTAAACCAAGATTTGTTCTCGCTCCGCTAGTTGTGGAAGCTCCAGTACCGCCATGTAAAACAGCAACATCTGTTGCGGCCCAAGTGCCAGCTGTAACATTGCCGGTATCATCTATCAATACAGTAGAGTTTTGTATCAACTCGCCGGTTGCTCCATCGTATCTTGTCACGGCATTGTCGGTAGCAAAAGCAGGACCTATAACGTCGCCTGGCGTAGAGTTCAAATCAGCAATAGATTGCGCTGTTACTTTCTTTGTAACGTTAGCAGAACCAACATCTTGAATAACAAGTAAATCTCCAGCGGCTGCTGTTACCGTAGCGGCTGTAACATCAGAAACAGCAAAATCTAATGTAGCAACTGGGTTAGCTGAGCCACCGCCAGAGTTAGCCGTTGTCTTAGATAAACCTTCACCAGCAGTAATACCACTAAGCATATAATCGCGTAATGTACTAGCTTGCGTTTTCTCATCGGTTGTAGACGTTGTCTTATAAAAGTAATCATCAAATGGTATACCAGAGGTTGGCGTTGTCGCCATATCTACTACTTTTGTTGTAGCCATATATTCCTCTTAAGAAGCAGTGATAATGTGTGTTGCGCCAGCTGTAGACGGCGTTATAAATGTATCAGAAGATATAATGTTATTAATCTTATGAGTAACATTCGACGCGTATTCCCAATCCGCAGTCGTGGGACTTAAAACAAAATTCTGTGTCCTCTTAAACCAACGCTTAGTCTGAACAGCGGCTGATCTTAGTCTCCCCAGTAAAGATTCTAGCTGACCGGCATATATTTCGTAATCTGGTTGACGATAATGCGCTTTCATAGTAGTCATACCATGTAGCAAAATCAATTGAGGATTGATCGATGAAAGGTCAGTGTCCTTATCGAACGCAGAATACCCAGAGTTATATTCTAACCTTATTGCTGACGTGGAGTCAGCTGGGGTAGGCCACAATTGTATCTTTGCAACACCACCGTCGTCCAGCACGTCCCACGTAGATGGTCGTTGGTCATTGACTGTTTCCCAGTTTCTTTGGCCTGGTGTGATACCCTGTCCTAGAGCTCTATAGTTGCCATTATTTGTATCCTTGATAGATACAACAACCGGCTTGTATAAGTTTAGATCTTCAGGGGCGGAGTAAAACTTCTCAGATGCAATTGTCTTACCAGGCACGGTGTCATTAACCTTGTGAGTTAATACATCACCGAACTCGTAAAATAACTGCTCCTGCGCGCTTCTTAACGCAGAGTTGAGTAAATCCTTCTGTAGTATCGCACCATTACCAGAAGAACTAAACCCTAGCCTCTGTGCTAGCTCCGTCCTTAGACTTAGAAGTGTTCTTGCTGCCATTTACTACCTCTTGTTTTTCAACAGCCTGTTCTACAGCTGCTTTAATAGTAAGTTCTGGATTATGACCAAACAACTCTAATATTGGTCCTTCTCCATACTGTTGCTTAAGTCTGATGGTCTCTTCACTAATAGACTCTATCTCAATTACCTCGTCTACAGGACCCTCTACATCAACCAGGTCCTGCCCGTGTCCCATATAAAACAATGGTAGTTCATATGGGCAAATATTCTGTCCTAAGCGCATCACACCGTTTTCGGAAGACACCATGATACGTATTTTTTTTACTTTGTAAATCATATTCCTCTCCCCTGAGAAAAATGAGTGGGGGAGCAGTAAGCTCCCCTCACCCAAGTTAAACTACTTATGCTGCACAGTAAAGCACTGCGTGGGCATTCAAGCGGTTAGCCGTAAGGCCTCCTCGCCAGGTCATACCCCAGTAGTAGTTATAACTACCATGATCGCGTGGCGGTTTCCGCGCAATCATATCGTTACCTTCAATAGGCCGAAGCGTAAGGTGCTTCGAGTTAATGAAGTAACAACGTCGATGCCACTTATATGTAGCTGCCGCATGCTGTGTATCGCATGTGTCAAACGTCGGATCCCAAAGAAGCGGAATACCCATGAAAGAGAGACCAGTATAAGTACCACCCTGTTTCATCTCTACCGAAGGATCCAGATTCCAAGGCATCGCAACCTGTTGACTAGGCTGCACTGCATAACGAGACATCCCACCAGCTGAAGCGATAGAAGCCGCTCGGAACTTTTCTACGAAAGTCGTACCGCAAACGATAAGGTCAGGTGACCCACCATTTAGCTGGCACTTCCGCCATAGTTTTTCCATTTGAGTGATTAGGTCAGCATCCACAACGCCGGTATCAATACCAGCCGCTACGTTTACGCCAGAACCAGAATCCCAATGGTTGTTCCAATAGTTGGTGCCACTATGTGCCGTCTTGACAATACCACCAACAGTATCAGCCGTGCCTTTGATACGAATAATCGCGTCAAGACCGTTGATACGACTGCCAGCCAAGTCAGTACCGCCACCAGGATCGATCGAGCCATCCAGATGCAGAGAAGTATCCAAAATCTCCTCAAAACCTAGACGCAGAACGTCCATAGACTCATTGAACACATTCGTCAGCTGAACTAGACTAGCCGCTGAAGAATTACGTGGTGCACTATCAGTTACGATAATGCCGTTACCTAATAGGAAGTCCTCTGAAAACTTGAAGCCATCATGTGCCGAAGCCCACGAGTATCTCGCCTGTCGAACCGTGTCACGCGTGGTGTATGTTACCGCCGAAGAGGTGTTTAGCGATGAATCACCAAACCACTCCATGTTGGAACCATAACCAGTACGAATCTGCTCGGTGATAAATTCTTTACCACCGCCCCATGGCTTTTTCTTAGCCATTAGGGTTTTCAGAAATGGTCGCTCTGCAGCAACCTGGTCAATAGGCTTGTTCTTCAGGAAGTTTTCAAGAGCAACATACCCTAATTGCGCAATATCAGCCGTAGCTAGCGCGGTATTGTTAAAATTCGTTGCCATTATTGATTGCCTCTAAGAAAAAGTTTATACTCGACAGGTTTGGCCACACGAAAGCCAAATACGTGCTACTGGTGATGAATCCAGCTTACATCTTCCCGTCACCCTCCGTGAAACTTATCTAACTGTGCCGCCATCCACTCTGGAGTTACCTCCGCAGTGTTAAGCGCGTCAGATGTTCCACCCGTTGCGCCGGAGTTTCTACTGGGTGCTAGTGGCCCAGAACGTCTACTAGCTTTACCTTGCGTGTTACCGGCAACACCCATGCCACGCGAAAGTACTTGATATTGATTTTGCAAAACCGAAAGCCACTGATCTGGTGGTACATCCGACCTTGCTAATTCAACACCCATCTCTTTCATTATATCGCTCTTTAACGCATAGTCGGGATCTTTTGTAGTCAAGTTACTTTCCCAACTGTCTATTTCTTGGTATGCTTGTTCACTAGTCTGATGCAGATACTGCTGCTGCTGAACGTTTTGCTGTTGTGCTTGCTGGAAATGATTCTGTGCCTGGTGCATAGAATTCTGTGAAACTCTTTGACCGGCTAACTTTGTAGCCCATTCTTCACTCATTTCTAGATTCTCTACAGCGCCAGATAAGTCTTCGAAATCGCTATAAGATGACTTTTCATTCTTCTGCCCGTGAACGCCCAAGGTCTTAGCCACTTGATTAGAGAACCCATCCAGAGCTTTCAGCGAACTCATGGCTACTTCATAGTTGCCAGAATTCAAACCCTTGAACATCTCTAATGCCCAACCTAGTTGCTGAGGATTAGTAGTGCTATTTTGTATAATCCCAGCTAATTGATTATTACCGCCTAGCAAAGTCTCATACTGCTCTTCTGCTGCAGCAGCGCGATTAGCTAGCTCTTTAAATCTTTCTTGTGCTTTCGGCTTTAGTGTGCTTAGGAAATCTTGTTCTAGATTTGTTTCCTCTTGAACTCTCTCGCCTGTTTGAAGTTCTTCTGCTGACTCTTCTGTCTGATCATTTGAACCCCTAACGTCTTGCTGTGCTTCCTGGGCTTCTTTGAAGGTGGGAGTGTCAGAGTCGCTCTTTGTTGGTTCGCTGCTTGCATCAACCGTCTCCTCTCTTTCTACCGTTTCCTCTTCGGGTCGATCCTCGTTGATTCTATCTAGTTCGTTAGCCATTACCTCATAAGTGTCAGTAATTACTTCTGCCTCTGTCATCACCGGTTGCGCTTCGGCCATTAGTACTCTCCCTGTGGTTCCCTGTATTGGTTCCTAGTTCTCTGCTGCACTCTGTTATTAGGAGCGTTCATAACCTCATTGGCTCCCTGTGGTGGTGGGGGCGGTTGGACAGCATTGGGCATGCCCTGTTGCTGACCCATACCCATAGACTGCTGCATCTGCATATTCTGCATCATCATCTGCTGCATCTCTTCTGGTACAGGCGGTAAGAATTTAGAAATATCAATCCTCTCATCAAAACGCTTAAACGTTTCTTCTAGCAGTTGAACATAGGGATTGAATTGATCTGGCATACCTGCTTGACGCATCATCTGAACCATCTGGATGTTTTGCATTACTATCGGCATCAACTCTATCCATCTCATGCGCTCGTCATTCTCGTTTGGCATACCCATGCTACCAGCCGCGATATGTACATGGATATTATCAAACAACTGTTGCTTGTTCAGTATAGGCCAGAAAGCCTGTGGCCCAGCTATCTCCATAGCTTTTTGCGGTTGTACTTCTTGCAGGAGTATTTCAATAGAAAACTTAGCTATATCACGCAACCAATCTTCTGTTGCATCTAGTTTTTCCTGTACGCGAGTTGCTAGACCCTGCTGTTGTATATTAGCTTCCGTTGCAGTTTTAGCCCTCATGATCCCGCCGCGTTGCGCGTCACCCAATCCGCTAACCCATTCCATATCTGTTCGTATTGGCGTTGTATCATAAACGGCAGGGTTCATTGGTGGTGTAGTAGCCGGTTGAAAAACGCTGTTAACACCCATACCAGATGCATTAACAAGAGCAATGTCTCCAATAGCGGCAGAACTGAATATCTCAATATCTTCTTGATTAACCCTAGAAGCGTCAGCAACGTAGAACGGCGCTGATAACTCTCTGTGTTTAGACATCTGCGAACGCACAGTGTTGTATTCGTCCTGCAAGTTCATTAGTAGTTCTGTTTCAGAGACTGGCCACTCTTCGCTATCTACCCAGTTCAACCCTAACAAAAAGAACGGAAAGAATCGATCCCCCATTCTCTGAGGAACAAATGGTTCTTTGCACCATTTATCACTACCATCGCACCAAGTGTATACGGTCTGAGTCGTCTTATCCCAATACTCCCACACAGCTATAGCCATGTTCACATCTTCCATATCAGAAGAGGAGTATGGTTGATCTCTGTTTAGTCTGTTAGGTATCCCAGAAGCAGTTCGTCTATATAACGTATACTTCTCAACATCTTCTTTAGTCAACTGAAAGCGTTCCTGCACATCACCCGGTGTCATCCAAGTAACATTAGCTATCCAGCGAGCTTGTTCGTAGTCTTGCAAGGTATCTAATGCTGTATCCATACGGAAGTCTTCAGGCCTAACAAAGCCAAGATTCAAACCCTCTCTGTACATCACCTCAACCTGCTGAGATAGAGCATTCATCGTCATCTGAATCTCTTCTACCAACTCGTCCTTGTTACCTTCGTAAGTTCCCGCGTCTTGTAATTTTCTTATGTCTTCTTTTATTCTAGCCATACTGTCTTGCGCGTCATTAAACTCACGACTTACTAGCGGATCTTTGTAGTAGTCTCTTTGGTATGTTACCTTCAATACGCCTATTTTACTCGTCATGCAAGAGCGCAGCACCTGCTTAGCAACCTTCTTTAATCCTGCTTTTTTTAGAGATTCATTCAGAACTATCTCAACGGTTTCAGCGAACAAATCAGCAACTCTGTATTGTGGTCCTTGAGGATCCACATTCTTTCCAGGGCGAATTTTAATTTCTGGATTTTGTGAGTAAATATAAGGTAACAAACCTTGTAAGGTAGCATGAATCATATTACCTTTAACTGGCCGACCAGCCTGAGTGGATACCTGTTCGGCCGTCATGGCTTGCGTTGTGCTATTTAACTTACCCAAAGCATAACGACGAGCGTGCTCTATTTCTTTGTATCTATTCTTCCACTTGCGATACGAAAGCTCTATGTTCTGTTGATAGCGTCGAATTAAACCTTTCGAATCCGTTGCTACCGGCGTTGATAAACTTGGATCGGTTGCGATAACGTCTAAATTATCCATTCTTCGTTCCTATATATTTCGTCTAAGTTATCCATCCACTCAAGCGTAAACCTTTCTGCTGGTTTCTTCTTTACCTTTGGCTTTGTTGTTCTAGCTCTTCGCGTCATCAATGAATATCTCGTTGCGTCAAACAAGTGATCCTCAGCCGTCGTATCGATGTCTTCAATTTTCTTAGGGTCAGCAGGTAGTGATGGCACAGTTCTAAGCCAGTGCTTACATGAGTTAAACACTTTGAAAGTGCCGTTGTTAAGCCTGTCCACCATTTCTTGCAGACCTTGCACTCTAGACCCAGGACCTTTTGAGCTAGCTTCCCAGACAACACCATAATCAGCAAATACGTCTGCAACACTTTTATGGCGACCGTCACGCATGAAGATCGCAGAATCGGCCACATTGTTTCTAAAACGCACTCCTTGATTCTTCTCTTTAATTTCCGCATCTAAAATATCCCTTGCTATATCTTCTATTGGAGTTTCACTTCCTTTGTTCGGTTTCGAACACCAATACAACTCTTTATATATATAGATTATACCATCATAGTCTTGAGTAAACCATATGCATCCAGCTGGCGACTTGTAACCGTGGTCATATGCTTTCCATCTTCGCCACTCTAAAGGTATTTCAAATGGCTCCACAACATGCAGTGATGGATCCCAAATTTTTTCGAAATAAGCACCCGGTGCAATATTCCAATCCCCTTCCAACCAAGCCTTAACCAACCAAGGAGGTCCACTGCCTTTTATTCTGTCAATATAACCCGGATCGTTCTCCATTAGCGGAGTATTGTCTTGAATCTTAGATGGTATAAATATTCTTTTTTCATCGTCAGCATCGATGTAACGTTCCTTAACCCAACCATGACCTGGCCCGCCTGGGTTAGCAGAGGCTCTGAACAGAACGGGTACGCCGGCAGCCGAACGCATAGTGGCCCCAAGCATATCTATAGGCTCTGCAGACGGCCAGTTGCCAAGTTCGTCAAAGCCTAGGAAAGTTACAGAAAAACCCTGCAGCTTCATAGCATCAGCGTCTTCATCAAGATGTTTTAGTTGTAGCACAGCTCCGCTGGGCGAGACCCATTTTCGCTCCCCGACCTTCCATTCCCAGCCCTCTTGAACAAAGACGTACTGACCCAGCTTAACTAGCTCCCCAGTTTCTGGAAACGTCCTGCGAAACAGTAATCCTTGTGCCTCTTTACCGTATCGGTCAGCATGGCGTCTAAACGCTAGCAACATCCCAACGCTTTTAGAACCCCCGCGAGCGCCCCCAAATAATATATGTGGATGCTCGCTATCTACAAACTTCTTCTGCGGACCCTCAAGAGCAGTCCATCTACTCTCCCGATTTTGCATCCGACGGTGTAATTCTGTAGCCAATAATGAACGAATATCCTCCTTAGGAAGACTATTCGATAGCGCCATAGATAGACTCAACTTTCGTCACTCGCAATGGTGTACAAGGTAACGTTAGCTTCTGGTATTGGTATAAGGTGCTGGGTCACTCGTGTTTCGTAATACGGTGCCGTACAGTTTGCGGTAACTCCTGTAAAGGGATCTAAAGCTGGAACAGGTAGTTCATCTTCTGTTAAGTATCTCTGAGAGGTATTCGCATAGGTATTAAACGTACCCGCGCCTTTATCATAATTGATATTTGACACTGTGCCTAAAAGGATTTCATCGATGTCCGCATTAAGAAGATGTGATGCTGCGGTCGTGCTTTTCTGTGCTCTTGTACAGCCAGAGAATGTTACCGTAGTGTAGTCCGGTATCGGAGTATAGTCCGTTAATGGAGGAGGGAGTGGACCGTCCTGTCCACCTCCACCTATCTGCCAACCACAAGTTGATGTGCCAGCTGTATTGTCAGAGAACGCTACTGTCCCAACCTTTATAACTTCAGAACCAATTTGTATATAACCGCCGTCAGCAGGAATAGCAATCTTGAACCCTCCGGTGAAACGATATTGCCCAAAAGTCCCAGACGCTACTATAGTTGTAGCAGTAGTGTTAATAGCTGTCGACAATAACATCTTTATAGACGCACTGGTTTTAGAACCTCCCACAGTAGCATAGAACTCCGCCCCGGTTTTCACAACAGTTACCGAGGTAGACGTTGACCATGGGCCTGCGTTAATGTAACTTATAACAGAGTCAGCACCAGATCCTTGGTTCGCAATAACGAACTCTTGGATGTCAGTGATTATCGCCACTATCTATCGGATCCACCATAGTTTGGTGTTTTCGTTTTCCCGACATATGGTGGTGGTGTACGGGAAGTCTTTTTTGGTGGTCGAAAGCCTTTAGGTGGTGGATTAGGATGGGGACGGTAAGGAGCTCTACCAGGCACCGGCCGCAATCCTGGTTTTCTATCGTACCCGCCTCTGCGCATAGCGTCATTTGTTTGTAACCGCGATGATTCGTTTTGTGCCCTCTCCATAGCGTCAACAAGGCGTTCTTTTCTAGCGTCGGCTTTTCCTTTCGGGGTATACGGGAAGTGTTTTTTTCCTACTCTCGGCATAATTCTTCTCCTATGCTGATGCTAAGTAACAATCAAGATCGATTGAGCTTGCGCTGTATGCGCTGATCTTTACTAGGTCGGCAAGCACTGGAACTGCTACTGTACCACTTGCTACACCCTGTGAAGTGTCTGTTCCTGTGGATACTGTAAAACTATGCCCCGCTTCTACAGAAACCCAGCAGTTGCTTGTCGCGGTTGCTAGGTTGAGACTGACCTGATTAGTATCATCCTTGTTTGTAATACGAACATACTGCACATCGCCTTTAACAAATGTCCCAGAGCCTACCGTCGCCCCAAATTCAAAAAGAACTCGTATATTACCAGCGTCTATCATAATAATACGCTGACTGATCTCGTTTACGCCCGCTACCGTCTTTGTATTGGTTGCTCCCATACTAGAGCCATTTAGTGTGATACTCTCTGTGGTGGTAACCGTTAGAGTCGCTGCGCTAATTGTTGATGCCATCGTCTACCCTCTCTATCCCTGATTCGAAATCCTTCATTAAGTCAAATAATTCCTGGTCCGTTAATCCCTTCACAGAATCGTTGACATTGATATTCTGGTCCAAAGCCCTCATGGAAGGCACACAACGTTCTACCAGTATCCTGGCAGCCTGCACATCTCCCGATTTAGCAGCTTCCGCTAGCACCTCAATAACATCTGGTAGATGCTCCCCGATTTGGCTTCTTAACTGTGCCATTGTCTTCTGACTTTTACGAGGTCTTCCTCGTGGGTTGCCAGATTGTCCTTGTTTCCAGGGCATTAAAATATCTCCGGTGGTTACCCATTGGGAGCAGTATTGTATCATGGCTTAAAAAAATTAAAAAAAATTCCAGAAAAATAGAGGATTCGTGCGTCCTTACTAAGACAGACCCCCGCGTATCATAATATTCTAATGTTCCTATACCTTAATTGATTTATATAGGTTAATGCTTATGCACTTAGAAGAATTCACATTTAGAAATTCTATAAATGAGAATCATTAAAACTTTTTAACTTACTAAATAAGGAAATGCTAATATGAATGATAAGCCCATGAAGCTCCACACTCAGAAAGGTAAGCGTCGGCTTTGGTTAGAAGAGCAGAAGTACGGCTTGCCAGGTTTCAAACCCGGTTCACGATTCAACGTAGTGTA